CATGAAACATTCCCATTGTTAGAGAATGGATTTAGACAATTCGGACCGAATGTAGGTAAGGCTTCAATTACAAATGGAACGGCAAGTGATTCTGTAAATGTTATCATACCAGGATTAAGTTAATAACAGTACCCCGATACATACCATAAGAACTGTGTCGGGGCTTTTTAATAATTTAGTGTACCAGTTTCGGAGTAAATAGCTATTTTAAGTGAATATTAGCCTGATTTAAGAGCTGATAATACTTAAACACATAACAATCAACACAATATAAAATTATGCTATTAGAAGCAGCCGCAGTAGTTGCAACCACAACAGGGATAACACCTATAATCATGTCCTTAATAGGATTGGTAGGTGCAGGAGGTGTTGTAAAGATGTACAAGGCATACCTTACAGGTAGAAAAGAGAAGAGAGAGTCAGAGGATAAGGTAGAAATTTTATTCAGAGAGACGTTATTAGCGCAGGTCTCAAACCTTACTTCGAAGATAGAGACTATGTACACTAAGCAAATTCAATTAATTGAAGATAATGCTGACTTAAAGGCCCAATTAAAGGTTGCAAATGAGCATATACTAGATCTTCAAGCAGAAATTAGAGAATTAAGGAGAAGTAGATAATGAGAATTTTCAAAAAGAAGGCAAAGGAAACACGCTCTCTTAAGGATATAGCCAAAGATATTAAGGAGTTAGATAAGAAGTTATCAAGCATGGACTCTAAGATGGATGAGGTGTTAAAATCTAACAGAGAATGTATTGATTGCCACACAAAAAAGAAATAAGATGGATTTAAAAGAATTAAAAGTAAAGATTAAAGAGGTTGAATTAGGTGAGTTTGAAGGGGATTTCTTGAACTCACTTTTTGAGGATATTAGAGTAGGTGACTTTTCATCTACTACTAAGGGAAACTTGGAAGTAACTAAAATGGAATCTAAAGCATCTATTGGTGATTTAGTATTTTTCAGAAGTTATTCAAAAGGTAATCCAAACATGGAAACAAGGACTGGTGTAGTAATTAAATCTACACCTAAATCTTTTATTTACTTAGCAAAAGTAGGTGGAAAGATTGTAAAGGTTGAGTCAGGTTATTCTTTCCTAAAGAAAAATGGTATGGCATTGTTAGGATTTTTCCCTGTGTACAAAAAAGAAGTTAAAGTAATTAAAGAAGATAAATAATATGGCACAAGTAGATGTAAGAATAAATACCACGTTGGATTCTGCCGCTACTGTTAGGGGTCTTGTGGATATGGAGAGTGAAGTTGTCAACACTTCAAATAGTATTAATGCGCTCCAAGCAAACTTTGATGAGTTAACAGCTAGGGCAAGTGAATTAGATGTTACTTCAGAGGAATTTAGAAACCTACAATCTGAGGTTAGAGCAGCTGATGCTGAACTACAAAACGCAACTGAATCACTTGAAGGTATATCTAGCTCTGATAAAGCTGCGGCTGTTGGGGAACTTGCTGGCGGATTAGCTAAGGTTGCTGTAGGTGCGACTTTTATGGCTACATCTCTAGGAGTTTCTGAGGAGAATACTGAAAAACTGAATGCTCAATTTGGACAGTACTTAGGTGCTATGGAAGCTATAACTGGTGCTTCTGAGGCTTATCAAGCTATACTTAAGTTAACTAATATACAAAATATAAAGGATACTGTCGTTAAGATTGGTCAGGCTGTTGCTACTGCCGCTGTTACTGCTGCTACATCTATAGCTACTGCTGCACAATGGTTATGGAATGCTGCCATTACTGCGAATCCTATTGGTTTAGTTATAATTGCTATCGCTGCTTTTGTAGCTGGTATTATCGCTTTAGGTGTATGGATTTACAACAATATTGAGACTGTAAAAGAATGGTCTAAATATTTACTGTTACTATTAGGCCCACTTGGTTATTTAGCTTTGGCATATATAGAGATGCAGGAAGCTGAACAAGAGCAAGCTGACCAATTAGCAGCAAATGCTAAGAAGGAAAGATCTATACGTGACCAAAAGCTTAAGGATATAGATAAGCAGAGAGATGCTGAGAAAGATGCATTCGATGAGAGACAGGCAGCTTTCGAGTTAGAGATAGAAACTTTAGAAGCGGCTGGTGAAGTCTCTTATGAGGTTAGGCTTGCTATGCTTGAGGATATCTTAGTAGAAAAACAAACTGTGTTGGATGCACAAAACGAGAAGTTACAGGTTCAAATTGACTACTATACTAGGTTGGCTAATCTACAAGGCATAAGCACTGAGGATTTCAAAACAGAGTTACTCAAACAAGGAATTGATTTGGATGCTCTACACGGGAAGATATTAAAGAACCAACAAGACGAGGAGGATGCTATCCAACGGGCTAACAATGAAATCACAAAAATCAAACGTGAGCATAATGAGGAGCAAACTAAGGATTACAAAGCGGCTGTTGATGAAAGAACTAAGATTGATAATGATGCTAACAAAGACAGAGTAGCACAACTTAAAAAAGATTTCCAAGAATCCTCATCTGAGTTACAAGCTATACTAGACAGTATTAGAGGTACATCAGCTCTTAGATCAAGTCCAGGTGAAAATGTAATATCAAGTACTGAGAAACATTTAGAAGAAATAAATAAAGCAGACGGATTATTTTTTGAAGAGAGAATAGCTCGTAGAAGAGATATAGAAGAAAATTGGTTTGCATGGAGATCGTCTGAATTAGCTAGAATAACTGCTGAGGCTGTAGACACTATAGATATTCTATTTGAAAACATTGATAGTGGTTTATTCTCTAAGGAAGAGACAGATGAGTTTAGTAGACAAGTAGATGAATTATATGCTTTTATTGGGCAGGTTGAGAAAGTACAAACTAAACTAGTAGAACAACAAGAAAGAATACGAGCTGAGATTAGAGAACTTGCTAATGATGAAATTCAAGCGCAAAGGGAGTTTAATCACAACCAATCTTTAAGAGTTATACAAGATATTACTGACAAGCTATTCAGTGCGGTTGAGAAAAGAAGAAGATTGGCACTAGAAGACTACACCAATCAAACACTGGATTTAATGGCATCATTAGAAGCAGGTGAGATAACTAAAGATGATTTTAGACGTAGAGAGATTGAGTTAGAGCAAGAGCATGCTGATACCTTAGTGGGTATTAAGAAAGATGAGCAAGATAGAAAACTAGCTATAATTAGCGCAGGTTTAGATCAAGCAGCTCAAGCTATACAGAATTTGTCATCTATATCTGACGATATTGCAGAGTTTCAAATAAACAGAGCTGTTGGTAATGAAGAGAGACAAGATCAAATACGTAGAAAAGCTTTTAAAAGGAGTAAAGCCCTTAAGATAGCAGATGCTACTATTTCTGGTATACAGGGAAGTATTGGTGCATTCAGTCAAGCTATGGCTACTTTACCACCACCAGCTGGTGCGATTGTAGGTACAGTCTCTGCTGCTTTAGTTGCGGCTAGTACTGCTGCTAACATTGCTAAGATATCTTCTACTACTTTTGACGGTGGCGGTAGTGTTGGAGCTAGTGTTCCTACTGCGGGTGGTTCTATATCTATAGATACTTCTACTCCTACTACTAGTTTTACTGGTACTGCTGGAAATACAGGAGGTTCTAATAGTAACACTGCTGGTATTAATCAGACGCCTACTATTGTTAGAGCATTTGTTACAGAGACAGATATTACTAACGCACAAGGAAACATAAATAACATAGAGGACTTTGCTGGGTTTGGGCCTGGCTAGTTCGCTATTTATAACTATTATACAAACAAATAAAAATAAAAAATTATGATCGCAAAACCTAACCTGCCAATATATGATGCATTCTTAATTGAGGATGATGACTTAGAATTAGGAGTAGATAAGATAAGTTTAGTGAAGAATCCTGCTAACAAGGCATCGTTTATGACGTTTTCTGAGGACGAAGAAGAAAAGACTAAGATAGTATTATCTGAAGATAGAAGATTGATTACAGCTGTTGTTATGCTTCCAGATTTTCCGATGTACCGTAAAGTAGGGGAGAAAGAATTCTACGTAAAGTACTCCGCTGAGACTATCGAACAGATGGCTTTCAAATACATGAGAGAACTTAGAGGACATTCAGTAAACGTTGAACATAACGTAGATGTGGAAGGTGTTTACATAGTTGAATCAGGTGTTGTAGATTTATCTAGAGGAAGTGTGAGTCCTGAAGGATTAAATTTAAAAACTGGATCTTGGTGGGTTACTTTCAAAGTAGACAACGAAAAGATCTGGGAATCAGCAAAGGACGGCACTTTTACCGGCATATCTTTAGAGGGTTATTTCAACCTAAGACAAGAATTTTCAGAAGAAATTGAAATAAATTTAAAAGATGAGGACACAGTTTCGTTTGAAAGTCTTATATTGAGCCCAGATGCAAAAAAGATTGATATCTATAACGCATTTGTGAACCGTGTACGTTCTAAAAATACACAAAATAGGTAAGTATAACTCCTTACTGATATCTGACTGATGATAATTAATTCTTTAGCCAATATTCAGTTTGCTAGTAACATATAAGTGCCATAATTAAATTATATTAATAACAAAATCATTACAAAATGAGCAAAGAAAAGGGTTTAGTAGCTAAGTTTAAAGAGATGATCTCTACTGCTACTGAAAAACTAAGTGTGAGCGAAGCTATTGAGTTGGCTGAGTTAGCTGCTTCTGCTACTGAATTAAAGTTTGTTGATGTAACTGTAGGAGACAAAAGCTACAAAGTTGAGGGTGACTCAATCGAAGTAGGTGCTGTTATTTCTGAAGTTATGGAAGACGAATCTTTAGGTGAGGTTGCTGATGGTGAGTATGAATTAGTTGTTGTGGATGCTGATCCAATCAAAGTTGTTGTAAAAGACGGTAAGATTGATGAAGTAGTTGCTGTAGCTGAAGAAGTACCTGCTGTTGAAGAAGTTGTTGCTGAGGAAGAGGTTGTTGCCGAAGAAGAAGAAGAGGAAGAAATGAAGTACTCTGAAGAAAGAATGGCAAAACTAGAAGCTGAAGTAGCTAAGTTAACAGAATTGGTAGCCGGTTTAACTGGTGCAGACGAAGAAGGTAAATTAGATGCTAAACTTTCAGAAATGAAGGAAAAGATCGAAATTAATCTTAAAGAACAACTAAAAAACGTTCCTGCAATGGGAATGGAAAAAGTAAAACAGTCGTTCTCTAGTAAGGCTGAAAAGTCTAACCCAAATGATTTGGTGTCTAGATTTAGAGAAATTAATAAATAAGTAACAACAAATAAAAATTAACACAATGAGCTTAAATGTATCAGCGTTAGCACCTCACGTAAAGGAAAACGCATCAAACATCATCACAAAGTCACTTTTAGGATTAACTTCTAACAAGTACGTGACTATGCAAATGGGGATTAAATCTTCAGAAAACTTAAATACTATCATCACTTCTGCTTCTTTGCAAGCTGGTGGTTGTGGTTGGTCTCCAAATGGAACTACTACTTTAGGTAAAAGAAATATCGTAGTAGCTGATATTATGGTTCAAGAAGCTCTTTGTCAAAAGACATTAGAGAACTACTTATACCAATTGATAGCTAAAGCCGGAGCAATGGGTGGAGCTGAAGACTTCGTTATTGAAGACGTATTCGTAGCTGAGAAAATCAAAACTGCTCAAGTAGCAATGGAAAATGAGATCTGGTCTGGTTCTACAGTAGGTGGAGATTTTATTGACGGATTTATTACTGTAGCTGATGCTGACGTAGTAACTTTAGGAGCGACTAACACGTTCTCAAGAACTGCATCTGTATTAGATGATATCGATTCTTTACTTGCATTGTTACCAGTAGGTGCATTAGTAGGAGAAGGATTATATTGTTATATGTCAATACCTAACTACATGGCTTTAATGAATGAGATCAGAGATAAAAACTGGTTCAACATTCAAACTGGTGGAACTCAAGCTTTAGAGTTTGTATACCCAGGAACTAACATGAAAGTAGTTGGATTACAAGGATTTGGAGCTGATAACTCTATCATGATCGGTAACGTTAAGAACTTTATCTTAGGAACTGATTTAGCTAATGATTTCGAAGATGCTGACTTTTGGTATTCTAACGATAACAGAGAGCACAGATTCCACATGAACTTTAGATTAGGAACGCAAATTGCAATTCCTGCTGAAGTAGTAATCGCTAAGTAGTTAGTAAATAAATAAATAACCTAAGGCCTGCTCAATGGGTGGGCCTTTTTTAAAAAATATAAAAACATGGCATGTACATTAACAAACGGGTATAGTTTAGGTAATTGTGTTGTAAGTAATGGTGGTGTTTACACTACTTATATTGCAGGACATGAGAAAGGTATAGTATACTCTAACGGCGTTGGTAACCAAGTAAACGGTTATGACGGAACTTCAATCACTTTAGCTTTTCAAGAGTTTGAGCAAGATGTTGAAATCGCTGACTCAAGTGAAAACTTAGTAGTAAGCAGAGAGAACGGAACAAGATATTACGAGCAATCAGTAAGTATTACATTACACTATGGTTCTGATGCTGCTGCTAATGATACTTTAAGAGATACTTTAGAAGAGTTGTCTAAAGGTAATATGGTAGTAATCGTAAAAGAAAATTCAGGAATCCATAAATTATATGGTGCTGACAATGGTTTGAGAGTAACTGCGGGTGCTTCTGCATCAGGTAAAGCTTTTGGTGACCTTAACGGTATCACTTTAACTTTGACTGGAAAAGAGCCTGAAGCTGCTACAATAGTAGATTTAGTAACTGCAGTAGTTGGACCAGACGTACCATTTGGTATATAATAGTAATGGTTAACGTAACTATAGGTATAAATGAGGCGAATGTAACTTTGACTGAGAGGTCAGAGTTATCTTCACCCTTTTATTTACTGAAGTTGACTTATACCAACAATACTGATAATGTAAAGATCGGTAATGTTTTGGATCTTACGCCAGGCGCGAGGGTCAACCAGATGCAGATTGAATTAGTTACTGAATCTTCATTAGAGGATTTAGCCAATGGTAAATTCTTCTTAACAGGAGGTGACTATATTTACGAATTTTACGAGAGCGAAGTACAAACTCTAGAGATAACCGGACTTACAAAGTTAGAAGAAGGTCTATTAAGATACGACACACAATTAGACTCTGAGGAATACACTGGAGATACCAGCACAGACTTCGTATACCAAGGTTAAAAATACACAGCATGAAAGAAGATAACAAAGTAATTACGGGATTGGAAGTAGCAAGTATGAGCTTCTCTGCTGATGTACAAATACCTACCTTTAAGGAAGATAAACAGGCAGGTATTATAAAGTACGGGGCTAACAATATGTACCCTGATTTCCTTTTAAGCATGTATGTTAATGGTAGTGCTAAACATAGTTCTATCATAAACAAGAAAGTTAGTATGATTTCAGGTCAAGGATTTGAAAAAATACAAACAAAAGAATTAAAAAGATTTGTGGACAACAACAGAGGTTCACACACATTAGAGGATATGTCTAAGTTACTTAGCGCAGATTACGAGGTATTCAATGCCTTTGCACTAGTAGTTAGATGGGATTCTACAAAGACAAAAATTGCAGCTATAGATTACGTACCTGTACATAAGGTAAGAAAAGGTTTAGCTGAAAACACATGGTTTGTGTCAGATAATTGGCAACACTATAAGAAGTCGGAGAGTAATACAAGAATGTACAAATCTTTCGACGGTTCTGACCTACCAGCTAATTTTGATGAATTAAAGCCAGAAGATAAAAGATTACATTTAGTACAATTAGTATACTTTAACGAGCTATCTATTGGTACTGACTCTTATTCTACACCATACTACCAAAGTGCTGTGAAATGGATACTATCTGATCAGGAGATAGCTAACTTCACTTACAACAACTTAAAGAATAACTTCGTAGGAGGTTATCATATACACTTTCCATCAGGTATTCCTGAAGAGGGGGAGATGGCTTATGCTAAACGTAAATTTTCGCAAGAGCATACAGGAGCAGACGCTAATCCAGTTATTATGACTTGGGGTAATGAAGATGCTAAACCTGTATCTATAACTCCACTACCATCAACTGGTAATGAAGAGGCATATATCGCAGTCGAGGAACAGATTAGATCTAATATTTTCATAGCGCATGGAGTAGTGTCACCTACATTGTTTGGTATACTTATACCAGGTTCGCTAGGAGGTAAAAGTGATATGGAAGAAGCTATGAGTATATTCCAAGCTACAACTATTTCTCCAAGACAAGGTTCAATAGAAAATGTGTTAAACAGACTAGTAAGGGTGAATGATATAGAAGAGGAATTAAAACTGGCTGAATATACAATCTCTAACCACAAAGAACCTGAAGTAATAACAGTAGAAACTAAATAATTATGGCAAACACGGTACATCTCTTAAAAGTAGAGAACTTTAAGGACTCAGCTCCTATTACACAAGACGTAGACTCTGTGTTAGCTAAAAAAGTTCTGTTTACAGCTCAAGACATACATATACAGTCACTATTAGGTACTGTATTATACAAACATATACTAGCATTAGTAGTAAGTGGAGATATAGCCTTAGGTGGTAACACTTCATATAAAACATTGTTAGACGACTACATTATACCATCACTACAGAGTAATGGTTATTACAGACTTATTTCACATTTGCATACTCAAGTTACGGACAAGGGTTTGATGCAACGTAGAGGAGAGTTTGCAGACCAAGCTGGTAGTATTGAAGTTAAAAGACTTAGAGGAGACGCTAGAAATGACTTCGAATTTAGAGATAACTTAATGATTACTTTTTTATGCGATAATTCCGGTGATTATCCTGAATATACTAATGTTACAGAGGGTATTGGTGCTAGTAAGAAGCCTTTTTTCTGTGGAATTGCATTCTCAGGAGGCGACGGATACTCAAATAATGGTTTAGATAGACCATAAATAACGTAAATGTAAACGTAAATAATATAAACCAATGGATTTTTCTGTTGGTTTTTTATTTAATTACCCTTACGTTTAAAATTTTAAATGCTATTAATGTAATGTAGGATCAGAAAGAGCTACACTAACCTTATAAAACAAAGACATGAAAGATTTAGAAGCAAGAGTATCAAATTTAGAAACTAGAGTTGCATTACTTTTAAAAAGAGTTAATAATGAAATAAATAAAAATAAATAGTTACCTGAAGGTTCAACTAATTTTTTATATAATATAACAATATTAAAAGTTTACATTTTGTTTTACCTCGGTAGCTTACGGTTATCGAGGTTTTTTTTTTAGCACTAACTATGAATAAATACAATTTCACATATCAAACCAAGAACCTAGTAAATGGTAAGACTCTCGTGGCATGGTTATCAGGTAGAAATAAGAACAAGTCAACATTAAAATATGCCATATAAAATACAAATCAAAGCTTTCTCCACTAATAGAATGTACCGTGGGGTTAAAAAGAAATCATACGACTACCTCAAGTGGCAGAAGATAATGTTAGAGTCACTTACAGATATGGAAATACCAGAAGGTCAACTGGCTTTAACAGTAGAAGTGGGGTTAAGCTCAATGGGCGGAGATCTTGACAATTTTGCAGGTAAGGCATTTATTGACACACTAAGTAAACGATATGGTTTTAACGACAACCGTTTATACAGCATAAGTATGTCAAAAGTAAAAGTGAAGAAAGGGCAGGAATACATTAAATTTAAGATTAGTAAATATGAAGATAGAAGTTAGAAGATTCGAATACAATAACCAGTGTACAATTGGTAGAATGTATATCGATGGGGAGTATTTTGGATATACTCTAGAAGATGTTGAGAGAAGTGTTAAGGTAAAACATGAGACAGCTATATGTAGAGGTATCTACAAATGTACTATCACATACAGCCCAAGATTCAGAAGACACATCGTGTTGATTAATGATGTACCTCAATTCAGTAGGATTTTAGTACATGGTGGCAATACTAAAAAGAATACTAGTGGGTGTGTACTAGTTGCGGCTAACAAGATATCTGATACAAGGATACAAGGAACACTAGAAAAGAAATTCACTGCCGCAGTCAAAGCCGCTATAGACCGTGGTGAAGAAGTTACAATAGATATTTTTAAATCTGATAAATACTTTTAAATGGAAGATAACATATTTGAAGAGTTTAACAAGCCAATTATCTTAATTTGGTCAGGGGTAGCAATGTTCTTTTCATCTAGCGCTAATATGGCTCATATACTAAACAAGGAAGGGTTTGGTGACAACACCATAGGCAAAGCAATGGAATCACTAAGTACTAATCAAATAGTGTCATTAAACGAGGAAAACTTACTGTTGTGTAGAGAGATACAAACATACGGAGGTGTTCCTTTAGAATTAATGGATAAAGTCAATAGCAAATGTAGTTTAAAGAAGATATGAAAAAATTTATTATAATACTACTTTCAATCTCACTTGTAGGTTGTAGCGTAGAAAGAAAATTAGCCCGAAAGTTTGAGAGAGTAGAAAAATATGCTAAGAAAACAGATCAAGTTATTAAGCAGGTTGTAACCATCCACGATACTGTTGAGGTAATCATTCCTGAGTACCATACAGAGGTTCTAACGGAGTTTAAAACCGATACGATAGTGGAAGTAATAAATGATGAAAAGGTTGTCGTAGAGTACATCTATGATACTAAATCTAATACTATAGAGCATACCGTTTTTGTGAAAGGCGATACTATTGTAAAAGAAGTTATCAAGGAAGTAGAAGTAGAAAAAATAGTTGTAACGGAAAACAAGTGGCCATCACCGTGGTGGTTAATATTAATCTTACTCATTCCTATACTTTGGAAGTGGTTTAAGAAATTAGTAATTAAGTTCTACGCTTGGTTTTAGGAAAGTGGGACTTTTCACT